TGTTTCTTCCACCTGCCCAAAGGCTTGATGGACTGACCCAGCTAGTAGCCAACATAGAAGACTGACGATACCTAGAGTTAGTAGGCTCTCTAGAAGCGTGAAAGCCTTAATCTGCAACCGCACGGTGATCACCTGCATTCTTCACATAGTGAGCACGGTAGGCTTCCGCTTGTTTTTGAGTGATTTGTCCTTCTGCGACAAGCTTAGAAAGACTAGCTTTTTCATTCTGATGATTGAGTTCATAGAGCTCAGCCTGGCTCTCCACGACTTTGACGACCGCCCGATTTCCTGTATCCGTTACCGAATCTTTCTGCTTGGTCAAATTGGGAACAAAGAGCAAGAGAAGAACACTGATAATAAGCAAAACAACTAACATTTCAATGAATGTCACTAAAATTCTTTTTTCCGTTGTAATAGACAATAGCAAAAATGTCTGTTTTAACGGCAATAAAAAAAGCCCCTCCAAAACGGAGGGGTTGATTTATGAATTTAGAAAGTATTCCCTTTCTTTAATGTTAAGCAAATGATCCAAAATCTGTAACACGTCGGCCGTTTTCAGATTGTCCTACAGCCACGTAACGACGATTTCCAGAGCCAGCGATGTATGTGATCCAGATATACCCATCCTTGTCACAGTAGCCATCATAGTTGATAGACTCGCCTGCTCCATATACAGCGACGATAGCGCCATCTAAGCCAGCCTTATCACGGACATTGAGGGCTGAGATTTCAACCGTAAATGTTCCGTTTTCTTCCGTGATCGTGCCATCTCCTGTAGTTGTAGCTTGTACAGGTTGATAATCTGCATTATCAAGCGGGAAGTAGAACCAGCCCACAATGCCGTCAAAATTGCGTGTATTGTAGCGTGCTGGACCACCGACGTACAAGCTGTCAGCGTTTCTGTCAATGTTCTGCTCAATCGTTTTGATTGTGTAGCCATCTGAGTCTTCGATGACTAGACCTGTGTGTCCGTAAGGATGCCCTGCAATGTAAGTAGTCTCTTGGACAAATACAGCTCCAGCCCGTGGTTTGCTATTTACGTTTCCGTCCTCGTTGTATTCGACCTCGTAGCCTAAATCACGGGCCGAATTGAGCAGATCAATAGCGTTGCCCCAAAGTGCACGACCAAAGAAATTGATTGAGATTGAGTTGGGTAGGTCCACGCATTGCGTCCCCCAAGAATTGTCCGCATCAACTCCTACACCTTGGTCAGCAAGGCCTTCGGCATATCCAATAATGTCTTGTAATGTTACCATTTTATTACTCCTTAAAATCAAAAGCCGTCACCCAGAACGAGATGACGGCTAACAAAAAAAGCGCTATTTTAACAAATAGCCTCTTAGTCATTATGTGGCTCATAATAGTTAAGCGCACGCTTGCTATCGCCAAAACCTGCTGTGGTAGGGTCTGGAACGATGTTTAGGACATTTGCGATTGTCAACCCGATAAGATAAGGGTTAGACGCAAACTTGCCAAGCAAGCTAAATACAGCGCCCCAGCTTGTCAGATCCTGGAAGTTAAGGCCGAAGTAAGTCAAAATCGGCAAAGCGATGGCAAGGGCCAAGCGGGTCATAAACGCTTTGTTTTTAAGCGTGAAACGTACAGACCAGTTGATTTTATTCATGTTTTAGTTCCTCACTTCTAAATAATTATATTTGGTGAAAAGGCTATCTATGCGCCCGTTTCCACCAAGTTTCTTGTAGTTCTCGTGCATTCTATGCACGATATCAGACTCATGTACAGTAGTGTACCCTCGGTTGATTGCAACAGTCATATCACGCTCTAACCGTAGATACATTGTTACCAAATGAGCCTCATCATGGACGATTAGCTTGTCATTAACCTCACTAATCTTTTTGTTATTGTCTTCTCCTACCTCTCGGATATCATTGACTGAGTGCTGGATTGCTCCAAGTTCATCCTTGAGCTCATTAAACTGTTGTTTGTTGAGATTGCCAGACCTGCCTGCGAGCAATCCAAACCAGCTAGATACGATAAGACCGATTGTAGGACCTAGTTGAGATATTTCATGTATAATCCTCTCAAATACATCAAGCCATGTCATAGTCCCTCCTTTTAGTCAATCCGTGGCATAACCATAGTAAGAGTACCTTGACGTAGCATATCCTCTACCTTTTGGGATTTATAAGAATATCCTTCAGACTCTTGCATTACAAATGTGAATAAGGTCAAAGTATCTTTAGGCCATTTCGGATTCGTATCGAATGGATAAGGCATTGCTACAACATCACCGTTACTGTATCGTTTCCCTGCAGTAAGCGGTTTTGCTACTGAAGCAATTTTCTTATACGTAGAAGCGATCATACCATCTTTTGTTGTGACTGCAAATGCGACAATGATATCCATAGCACTGTCGATACCTGCGATCTGCTCTTGGACCTTATCAATCTTCTCATTTTCAGCTTTACGAGGGAAATTGATATCATAGTGCTTTTGCATTGCTTGCTGATACAACTCAGCATTAGGTAAGTCGATTACAGACTCGTCCAAATATACATGGACTATAGACCCGACATCATCAACAAGAATAATATGAGTTTTCTTACTATTAGTCGAGTCGTAGTCCAAAGATTTAGATTTAAATTCTAGTTTAGACACTTAAATCTCCTTTCCTAAAATAGTTATTATAGTGGGTACCTTAGTTAGTTCGGCGAATTAAATCATGACAGTTAGTTGTCCGAGATAAGTTACACCATTATGAGTAGCTAGTGCGTGAAATGTTCCCGTGTCCTTATTAACCTGGACGTGTATATTACCATCACCACCATTGATACCCCAACCTGCGACTACAAACATGTAGGATTGGGGCGCTTTAAAGATATCTAGTGGTATATTGGCAAATGGAATATTACCACCATTACCTACAAAATTAAATCGAACAGATAAGACGTCTCCAACACGCTTATAGAATGAATCTTTAAATCCAGCAGGCGTCCAATCTGTCGTTTTAACAAGGCCTGGGTTATCTGTAAATACAAATTCCTTCCATGGTGAAGGCTTCCATTCACGACCGTTATTGTAATACCTCAGGAAGTGGCGTCCTTGACCAAAATCAGTAAAGAACTGAGCACCTTTCCAACTATCGAGCCAGTAATTTTGGAATAACCCCCAGTTACCACTCTTACCAATAGGATGATCAGCATGTCGAGTATCACGCCAATCTATACTAGTAGCTTGAATATTCCATGGTTGGTTCCATCCACCTTTATTTAACATACCGTTATTCTGAGTAAGCTGATACTGTTGTATAGGCTTATCATTTGCATAAATATCGCCTCGAACGTCCAAAGCTCCACGCTCTCGGATTTTATTGACTCCGACCCCTGAGCGGTCATAAGAGAAGACTACGCTCTCTGTGGCTACGTTCACAGCAAACTCAGTGCGTGTAAATTTGTCTTCAAGTGCACCAATGACTACCCATGACTGATTAGCCAGATAATTACCAGCAAGATTGGCTTGAGAGTTGACTAGCGTGCTTATACTTGACCATGTGCCACTAGCTGGCCCATTGTCTGGAGTGTATGCCTCGGCACCAAGTCTGGCAACTTTAAACGTGAGTGCCATGGTATTTTTTTGTACACCATTTACTGACAGAGGGGCTACCTTAGCATTCCTAGTCACGGTTAACGTGCTAGATGTTGATCCTGTTCGTGCGATGCTAAAACTCAAAGCAGGGGCAAAATATTCAAGTACTTTAACTTGGATATCTTTTGTCTCTGACCAACGGCCACGGCTATCGACTACTCTAGCTCTTACAGTGATAGACCCGCTGTAGTTCATGATGCCTAGTGTTCCGCCATTGATGTTGGTGGCTTGGTTTTTGCCAACGATTTCAGCACGATAACCAGTGATGGTTGATCCGTACGATCCGCTTGCCCCACTGAAAGCTACCTTGATATTAGAAATGACCTGAATAAATGTATTGGTGTTTGGTACCACATTTTGAGCAGCTGTATTAGAGTCTGACAAAGAAAAACCTGAAAAAGTTGGTTTGATGCTAGCTGGGACACTTGCTGTAAGCGTAACTGACTGCGTCCCTGTCCTAGTCCCTCCTGAGTAAGTATCGACGTAGATTGTCCCTGCGCCTGTTGTTGAGTCTGGGATGTCATTAGCAAAATCAAGAGGAATTACCCATGTGGCACTTGTATCTACGTCACTTGCTATCGTTCCTTGCTTGTTGCCCCAGTGATAGCGGATAGTATGCTTAAATCTAGGGTTTTGACGGCTGATATTGATAGTAATCGGGCTGCCAATAATACCAGCACCAACACTAACAGAGCTTGATCTTGGGATAGTCGTTAGGGTAAATGAGTTACCCCCGATGGACAACGTTCCTGGAGACCACCCACCGCTACCACTAAAACTAGCAGACAGCCCAAATGACTTAGAACCATCTGCATTGTGTCCTACTGTGATAGTCTGATCTATCAGCCAGATAGTTGAGTTGTAACTAGTCATGTTAGGGCTGCCCGTCCAATTCAAGCGTCGTCCGTCCAAGTCTACCCATGCAGAGCAACTGTATTGAGAGAAGGCTGTAGTAGTATTTAACAAAGCCAATCTGACCCTGACCTGACTGCTGTTGTTCTGTGTATTTTGAGATACTTGGTCAACCCATAAACGGATGCGGTATCCTCTATCATCATTAGACCAAAATTCTGCCATTAGTTGCCTCCTACATATCTAATTACATTCATATCTGGATTGATGTGGTATTGCTCCTCTCTGAACCGTCCGATTTGTACAGTTTTTGAGAAAATACCATTTTCAATGTGAATGACCCCTTGAGAAATATACATGACCTCAACACCAGCCGAAAACATCGAGATGCGCCCGTTTGGGTTAAACATCAGGCTAGAGCTTCCGTCATTCTTACCAATAACAAGGCCCTCATTTGATGAACTCATGTAGGTATCAAGGAAATTCCAACGATCAGACAGCTCTCCAAGGTCTTTAGCTATCGTAGAAACACGCTGACTAGCTGAGATAAGGTCTTTTTCTGCCTGAGCCCGTGCCGTCTCATTTGATTTGACAAAGTCCTGATAGGCTTTAACCCAGTTGTCAAGTGTGTCAGCGCTTGCCTTGGCCTCTAATTCTGCTTGGATGATCCCAGTTTTTTCGCTCAGAGCATTAAGCTGATCCTGAGTCAATGCATGGTCTGCTTTTGACTCAATACGTGTCTTGATTTCTTGTAGCTGAGTTTCATCGATAGCGCCTTTGTCCCCTTTATCCCCTTTGGGCCCAGGGTCTCCTTTAGGTCCAGGGTCCCCTTTAGGCCCTGGTGCACCTATTGAGCCATCAAGTGCGTTGATAAGCGTTAACTGGTCAGATGCCACCTCTTTGTTATCAATCCAAGCCGATACATTTAGGACAATCTTCTGATTGATTTCAGAGGCTTTGACAGTATATCTAGCACTAGTGGACTTGATTTCACTATCTACGGTCCATCTCCAGCCACAATCTACGACTTTGTTGCCTTTTAACAAGGTAGGGGTCACAATAGACTGGCCTTGCCCATTTTTAAAGACTGTACCGTTGTCTGTAGCAAACTTGATGGTATATGGTCGAGCCTCCTCAATAAGCCTATCTAGCTGTTGTTGGATACCTTGAGATAGCCGATTTTCAAGAGCTTTAGCATTTGAGAAAGTAGTCTTGTTATTCTGTGGGCTAGTAAAGCTGATAGTCTGCTCTGACACTCGCATTTTAAGCAACAGAGTAGGGCTAAAACCATCATCATATACGTGTACTGTGTCGCCTATATCGAGATCTGCAAAGCCCTCGGCTTCGTAAGTAACAGCTGGGTAGCAATTCTTTTTTAGTTCCCTATAGGCAGCAGAACGAATAACCTCAGGATTTGAGCTTTCTACCGTCATATCCTTTCTGATCCACTGGTCAAGTCCACCTGTTGAGTGGGTAAACGTTGACGGGAACATCTGCATAGATAGAGGAGCGTATAGCGCCGCTCCCGACTGGTAAAACTCACGTTCACCCTTTGCATTATTGACAGACCAGGAACCAAGGCCAGAGATGTTGATAACATTGCCTTGGTCATCTCGCCCTGTCGGTACAACAAGGTTGTAGATGTTGGTTTTATCTACAGTTCGTTTGATTGTTTTGAGGTTTTTGCCATATTTCAAGATAGTAGGGCTAACTCGCCCTACTCCTTGATGTGTATCATCGTTCTCATGGTAGACATTGACGATGAATGACTTAATGGAGCTATCTGCATTGAATTTGATATCAAATTCAATCTCTGCCCCAAATTTATTAGCTAAGCTAAGTAGTCGGTTGAGTTTTGTGTCTGTGCCTTCCCACTCAGCAGAGATTTTCTTAGTGGATACCTCATTTACTCCTATTTTAAGAAAAGTAAAGTTGAGCAAATCCATGGCGTTGCAGTATTCTTCAAAAGTCATGGATTTAGGAGACTTATAAGGGTTTGCATACTCATTGATAAGTTCAAGGTTTAGATTGATACCGTAACACTTGATAACTTGCTCATTCTCTTCGACCTTGCGGATCGTATGCAAGTAATCCTTACCTTTGTATCTAAACGATACAAAGGCCTTTTCGTTGAGGTAGTTATAGGCTTTTTTCTGGCCAGTGTCCGAGGTGATAGCCTTTTTAAAGACGGTAAAATCAAAAGTACTAGACCCAGTGTCCAGATATCTTGTCCAGGTATCGTTGAAAAAGTTCAGAGTGCCTTGTTTTGAGTTGTCAATAAAGGCTACTTTCCTCAATCCTGAGTCATGTATTGTTAATAACATAGCTATAGATACCTTTCTCTAAATTCTACTTTCACCGACGGCTTGACCCTTGCCCAGCTCGAACAATAAACCTCTAGTTTACTGTTGCCAGGAGGGATAGTGATGAAATTTGAGCCGTGGACAATGTCCATCACTCGCTCAATCCCATCAACGATAACCGTGTCATTCTCACAATCTAAAATCACATTTGATCCCATCGGGTAGCGGTTTGGGACATCTCTGGTTGCACTAACAAAATCCTTTTGATAGTAAATGCTATCAAGGTACATGTGAGTTACTAGAGGTTTATTACCAAGTGCTCCAAAAGCCACATGGATTTTAGCTGACTTTCTACCTTTAATTTCGGGGATCGTAAACGTGTTATATCCACCCCACCAAAAAACAGTGACCTGATCATCATTGCGTTTGATATCAGACCATCCCCTGGGCTCATTGAATGGGTTGTGATAATCCCAATGCGTCCCTGTAAAACTCCACTGCTTAACCATGTTGTAGCCACCTCTACCGTTGCTAGCCATGAAGTTATACTCACAACCTAAGCCGTTATACCGTTTGAACGTCTCAACTCCATACAAAAACTGTCCCTGGTCGTCAGAGACAGTCAGTTTGATAAAACCAAACTCGTTGGCAGCGCCAAGCCAAAAAACCTGCCTCCACCAGATATAGTCATTAAGAGAGCCAGTAGCTCCTGAGCTATCTGCTGGGATTGTCCAGCTCAAAGAGCCTGCATTGTTTGGTTGAGGTCCACTACCTCGACTAGTCAAGGCTAAATGTGGACGTCCCCAAGCATTATCAATCCCGACGGTACCTTTTAAATTTTGACTTGTATCATTCAAAACAGCTACATTCTTTTGGGCCTGCGATAGACCTGTTGTGATTTTGCTATCTCGATAGTCAAATAGCACCTCAGAACGTCTGTACTGCTCTGTATCGGCTTCCTCACGGTCTCCGACCTCTAAGGCCCCATTTACATTAACAAGACCGATGTATCCGTTCTCTGAGTTGTTTTTAACAGTGATTACAGGGACTGCATCATCATTGCCATTGTTGATAAGGTCGAATGTGATCTTGTCACCTGATGCCGTCCCATTTTCAAATCGTCGATAGGTTGAGCTATGAGCTACACCATCAGGGATAAGGATTTCAAACTCCCCTTTTTGGAACCAACGGGTTACGTTGTCCATATTGACAGAGCCAGAGATCAAGCCCATATAGTACTTGTCTGGCTCGTCACTGATGGTTATTTTAACTGCCTCATTGGTCTTGAAGACACCAGCCAGCGTGTGCTTGGCTTGCTCAAGGCTCACACCATCAGAAAACTGCATGGCAAACTTAACCTTGATGATTTTGGGCCCAGTTCTCACTTCTTGCAGATTAACTCCCAACCGTGGGGCATTATTGGTAGTGATTGACCTTTCATTCCCCACAGGTCGGATGATTTCAATTATGCGGATGACCTTTGAGAGGTCAAATCCATTGAAAATTATAGTGTCATTGTTCATCGAATTATCCCTCTCATCATGTTATCCAGCATTAACTTGTCATTTTGGAAGTTAGTCATAGGAGCCCCGATTTTAGCAACCAGAGTACCATCATCAAGCATCAAGTTGACTGGACGCTTAACAGCCTCCTCAGCCACTTCTAGCGCTCTAGTGAGAGCTTTGTCCGATTGCTCTCTAATCACTTCAATCTGGCTTGTCTCAGCACGTTCTGTGCGTGATTTAAGCTTGAATTGGCTTGATAGGGTACTATTGCCAAGACCTAAGAGATCCTCAACGCCAAATTTAAACGCTGACATCTCTCTTTGCACGTAAGCTAGGCTATCGGTCACATCAGACGTGTTTTGCTCGATACCTACAGCGATACCTTGAGCGATATAGCGCCCGACATTGTCCCTGAATAGCCGTGATGGACTGTGGATTTTGGCTTTAGCTTGAGCTGCACGCTCAGCCTGTGCTACAAGAGCGTTGGCTGCCGCTGTAACAGCTCCGAGAGCTGAATACATACCCTGAGCCAAGCCTTGGCCAATCATGGCACCAATTCCTACCATCATGCCAGCGCCCGCTGCCGCTGTAGAACGGATTGCGTTGACCATTGCTGACATTGCAGCTGTTGCTGATCCAATGCCAGCACGGATGCCGTTAGTTACGCCATTAGCAACGCCACGCCCTGCTTGTTGACCTGCTTGAGTCATTTGGACCGCTGACATTCTTATAACCATAACAATCTGCATCATGCTACTAGTAACCGATGCTACTGCTTGCATCATGCTAGAACGGATTACAGACTCTACTCTTGACATGCCAGACATAGCGGCAGATGCCACTTGAGACATTGCTGCCGTCATCACTGCCCCTAACTGTCCGAACATAGTACCAGACGTTGCCAGCGATGAGCCAAGGCTCATAAATGATGCTTGCATAGACTGCACAGATGCATTAACAGCCGTACTAGTAGATAAGAACGACGTTAGAGATGATACAACCGAACTTAGCACGCCCTGGATACTAGCTAACACTGATCCGAACATAGTCATGGCTGATGTTGCTGTTGTGATACCAGAGTTGAAGCGTGTGAAACTACTTGCCATTTGTGTAAACATCGGTACAGCTCCAGAGAGCGATGCACCAAGTAAAGAAAATCCTTGAGCAAATGAACGGATTCCAGTAGCTGATGCTGTAGAGGCAGGGCCTAGCTGTTGCATTGCAGTTGCTACTAATGGCAGGCCAGTTGTTAATCTGGACACCATGTTTGCAGCTATCTGCATACCGCTCCCCATTTGTGAGAATACTGCGCCAACGTTTCTGCCACTAATTTTGTACATGACTGTATCCAGTTTGTCCAAATCGGCACGAAAGCCGTTTAAGTTACCACCAGCAGAAGCTGCACCAAGTCCAAGGACCGCCGCAGCAACTGCACCGATACCAGTAGCAGCTTGTAGCCCGTTGTCTCCAGCAAGTTTAACACCCTCACCAAACAGTTTAAATCCTTGACCAGCGTCTTTGATTGCTTGGCCGATGGATTTGATAACACCAGAAACACCGTCTAAAATACTTTTAACTGCATCACCAAATGCACGAATGACATCTGCCGCTCCCTCAAATACAGACTTGACGGAGTTACCAAACGCCTCAATGATTGGAGCTACAGGAGTGAGAGCACTCTGGATAGCAGAGCCAACACTAGTGAATAGATTAGATAGGCTGTCAATGATTGGAGCAATCTGGCCAACTACACTGGCGAACGCCTCGGCAATAGATGATACCGCTGAGCCAATAGCCGATGCCACCTGTGCCACTGCTGGCATTACTGGGACTAAAGCCTGTACAATCTGTACAATAGCGTTAGCGATAATCTGAGCAGTAGTTGTAAATACATTCCCTAATGTTTCAATGATAGGGGCTACAGCTTCCAGCACTGGTGGCAGGTTCGTCATGATGATCTGAGTTACTTGGACTATTGTGTTTCCGATAGTTTCTACAATTGGAGCAAACGCCGTAACAATTTGGGCGATACCAGACGCTATAGATTGAACAGCGGTGCCTACAGCCTGAATAATAGAGCTGAATGCTGTACCAAATGCATTGACTAAGATTGCTAATTGTGGTGCTACTAAGCCGACTGCTACCACAACAGTCCCGATAGCCTCCCCAATAGCATGAATGACAGGCACGAAAGCCTGAACGGCTGGGGCAATAGTAACGATCGCCTTGGCGAATGCGCCGATGATTGAGCTTGCGATAGTAGCGAACGCTTGGCCTACCGACTCAATCACGCTACCGATACCTTGCAAGATTTTAGCAATTCCAGCGCCTTGCATACCAGCCAGCGCCATTGCTGCACCTACAGCTAAGATAGCGACAGAGAGCGCAAGGATAGTAGCAGGATTAACCATAGATAACCCTTGCCCAATGCCCCTAAATGCGGCACCTATTCCTTGTCCAATACCTCTAGCAGCGGCAGCCACACTCTGACCCAGACTACGAATGACATTCACGATGCCATTGCTTGCGCTTCTAACAACAGATTGCACTCCGCTGATCCCAGTAGTAGCATTTTTCTGGAACATCCCAAAAGGATTGAACGATTTCAGGAAGTTAAAGGCCTTGAAACCAGCAATCAGACCTACTAGCCCGCCAGCGATTGCTTGAATGACTCCAGTCGGCAATGATTTTACGAAGTTAGCAGCCATTGTTGCAGCCTGAGATAGCCACTTAACGACTGTACCAAGAGCATTGCCTAGTGTTGTTAGCACGTTTGAAGCTGTTAGGCTCTCCCAAACATGCCCCAAAGCTCCAGCAATACTTTTGATTGCTCCAGCGAATGCTGACACAGCTCCTGTGTTAGCAAATGCAGACCAAAAGGTTTTAATCTTTGAAACAACGTTAGAGATGGTATTGCTGACGTTAGAGATAATAGCTTCGATGTTGATGCCATCGAAGAATTTACCTAGTCCCTCAGCCATCTTGTCAAAGTTAATTTTGCCAAGGGCGTCAGATAAGGCATTTACTGCTTTGATCCCGAATGAGTTCAGTTTCTCAAAGACAGGCATCAATTTGTTGGCTAGACTTTCTTTTGCTCCATCTATTGCCTGGTCAACCGTCTTGAACTCTGTAGCCATTTTCTGGAATGCATCAGAGTTACCTGCTCGGTTCATAGCATCGAAGAAATCTTCAGTCTTGATTTTCCCGTCTTGCACAGCTGATACTAACTCGGCTGTGGACATCCCCATCTCTTTGGCTACTGCTGCCATACCCGCTGGGGCTTGCTCCATCATAATCTTGAAGTCCATCCAAGCCACTTTAGGCTTACTTGCCATCTGTGTCGCTTGAGTGGATAGTGATTTCATAGCCTGTGCTGGGTTTTCTGCTGATGCAGCAAGTCCACCAAAGGCCTTAACTAGACTACCAACATTTTTAGTACCAACAGCATCAAGCTGTGAGTAGGTGCTAGCCATGTCAGAGGCTGAGTAGATGGTCTTAGTAGCAAAATCCTGCATCTCGGCTTTAGCTGCCTTAATTTCATCGGTTGACCGTCCAAATGCTTGGAGGTTCCCCTCAAATGTTTTCCAGGCTTTTTGCGATCCATTAAGTTCAGAAGCCATATCACGAATACCGCCAGTAATTGTGCTGATGCCACTTGTTAGCGCCGAACTAATCAAGTTGGCACCGAGTACTGACTTAAACACAGACCCAGCTTTTGAGCTGGCACTTTCGAGACCACCAAATAAGGCTTTAAGCTTGCTGACGCCAGACTTGGCATCAGAGCTATCCATATCAACCTTGATAGTAACCGAACCATCTGCCATTGTGTACCTCCTTTCTCCGATTAGTAGTCAAATTCTTTAGGTAGAGCGTACTCTTTCTTGAGTTCTTTCATACTCTCCTTGTACTTCTTGCTGTCGCCTTTTTGGGGCTTGTAGGCCCTTATTTTAAGCACCTCAGCAAACTTTGTGTCACTAGGTAGCCCATTTAATAGGGCGTTGAATTTTTTCCAGTGTAGGCTGTTCTGTGCATCCATCAAGTCGATACCATAAGCCTGCAAAAATGATGCGTAGATGTACTCAGCATCATACTTCAAGCTAAACAGACGCTCTCCGTCCTCAGACTGGGATTGTGAGCGTATTTTGCTCTTAATTGGATTGCCAGCTAGGTCTAACACTGGAGCTGTGTCTTTCACTGGGATTATTCGGACGTGTTCCTCAAATATCATCTTAAAGATCGCTGTTGCCTCTTCTGGCGATAACTTAGAGGTAAAATCTACGCCCGTGAAAATCTGAATAGCCAGATAAGGCTTGTAGATATCCTCGATATCACCATCATTGATTAGCTCCACTACCTTCAAAACCTTGTTGAAGGCGATATTTAGCGGATACGCATCATCACCAAGGACCAACTCATCTGTTAACTTCCTTGATAGATCCAGCATGTTAGTCACCTAGATACTTTTTGAGTGCGTCGACGTTATTGCGTTGCTCCCATTCGTTCACTACACCTGCGATTGTCTCAAGTAGGTAAGCCATAGCGTCTACTGTGGACTCTCCAGAGAATGCGTAGACTTTATCATAAGCCTCAACACCGAATAGAGCGGTCCATGACTCCTTGACCATACCTTGTAAGGCGTCAAGAGCATTGTTGTCAGCTTTTTCAGCCAACTCTCCGCCCTCTTTTTGCAATTTCTTGCCGACTTCTTCCATTTTGCGGATGCTTGAGTCATTTGATACAAACTCAAGAGTAAAACCGCCAAACTCTACAGGGATAATATTGTTACGCTTTTTTATTACTACCATTTTGTTATTCTCCTACTAATCAAAAATAAAAAGGGGAGCGTTAGACTCCCCTTTGAGTTAAGTTATTAGCCCACAACAGCAGACTCTTTAGGTGCAGAGTTCCAGCTGATAGTAGCCTCGAATGCTTCGTATTCGGAAGCCTCACCGCCACCGATTTTGATGTCTGAGACAGTAGCTACGCCAACTTTTTGAGTCTTGCCATCTGCTTCAACCACTTTGAACCAAAGATTACGATCATCACCAGTTTTGAGCTCTTTAGATGCAATGAGCGCTTGAGCTGCATCCTCACGGATGTAGTCGCCCTCAAAGCTGTAACCTTTTTTAACAGATGTAACAACGGTTTTCTTGGTACCGTCACCGTTGTAGTACGCAACGTCATCTGTTTCTTCGTCGTTCTCAACTTCTGCAGTGGTTACCCCATCTGCAAGCCATTTCCAAGCGTCGCCTGTTGGCTCAGTAGCTGCACTGTCTGCTGACCATTCGGCAATAAAGTGCTTGCGTTTGGCATTTTTTAATTTTGGCATTTAATTTCCTCCATTTGTTTCTAATTTTGCTGTTACGTCCAGCATATAAATATAAAAGCCTTGTTCGTCACGGTCATTAAGAAATGGCTGTGAGACTTCAAGGCTCATGAATTGATACGAATTGTTTTTACTTGGTAGTTCAAGGTTGAAATCAGCAAGAGCATGATTGATGGTCCACAGGATAGAGCTGGTTTTTTCGTGGTCAGTCGTTTTGATCGCCACCTCATAAACCAAACTGATTAGCTGTTTACCATTCATATACTCCTTTTCGACCTTGCCACCAGGTAGTGGATATAACACTAAGCCCTCACGCTCTGCTAGATAATCTAGCTTACAAGGCAGAGGTAGGCCTAGCGTGTTGATGTGGTCTCTTAGGACCTTTGAAAAATCATTATTACTCATGCTTTCACTCCCATTGCTCTTAGTCCTACTTTGCCCCAATCTTTCACATGGATAGCTGAGGCTTTAAGGTCCCAGCGTTTGCCAGTTCCTGCTGTTGTGTATTTTCTAAACACAAAGCTACGATGTTTGTTGTAGCTGGAACCGTAAAATTGAGCTCTAGCATACGGCCCAGGGTATCGGATACTGTCTTTTAAAACAGACCCGCTACCGCTAAGTTCTCCATCCTTTCGAGGGATAAAACGAGCCATATCACTTTTCATCTGGCTAGCAATCGCTAACTTACCCTTAGCTAATGCTGCGGGGGATACCTTGTTTTCAATCCCTTTGAGGTCAACTTTTACAGATACACCAACTCCCATCAGATGCACTCCACTTCATAACAGAATATCTTGCCATTGTGCGGATGACTGACAGGGATCACTGTTGTCACTCTGTATTCTCGCTTGCCATCGTTTACGATAGCATTCTCAAAGGTTTCATCTAGGACTATAGGGCAGTACTTTGGATACACGAATAGGACGCTAGGCCTAGACGCTGTGCGGTTGTTCTGTGTGCCTTGTGTTTGATACTGTCTATCAAATCTAACAGGCTTGAGGGTAATCGGGGCATCTAGTGTTAGCTTTCCCCACCCATCTGTCTCGCCTGTTGGCTTCTGGATCGTCACAGCATCAACTAGCAAACGCTTGTCAATACCTGTCATAACCTACCCCCCTATAACCAAATCCTGCCCCTTTCAGAGCGTTCAGGGCGTCAAGTGATAGATTATATCTAGCACTCTCAAGAGAAGTCTTAGAGCTATTTTTGTAGCTCACAGAGGTACGTCCAAGGGACACACTAGACACTGACTGTTTATCATCAGCTGTCATAATGCCACTAGCGTCCAAATAGGCCACCTGGTAAGCTGTAGCCAACTTGACCGCTTGCTTCCTTGGTTCATAATCTCTTTCAAAATCTACAGCACTGTAGAAATTGCCTAAAAAGAGATTGATAGCAACCTCAGCCCTCTTTTCTAACTTCTCAAAGTTTTCAACATCATCAAATCCAAGTTGTTCAAATTCGTTTTGAGTTAAATAAGCGATAATAACCACCTCCAATTAAAAAAGGCGGGGTTATTTATCCGCCTTTGCTTGTTTTTCTTCCTTATCAACACGTTCAAAAAACGGGCTGAGTTCTGGATGCGAGAGCTCACCTTTGGCATTGAGCTCATCTGCTGACTTGACATCCATGTCGTATTCAACATCTTTGTCGTAGTTTTGTTCATGGCCGTCGATAAGAAATACGACGTTTGATGTAGCTTTATATTTAGCCATTTAGTTTATTCCTCCTCGTTACCTTTTTCTAAAAGGGCTGTAAGATCCTTTTTAGTAACTTTTCCCTCTGGAAGTGGGATAGAACGCTCTTCAAGAAGGGCTTTCAATTCATCCATGGTCATTTTACTGTAAGGGTCAGAGACAGAGTCTTTTTCCTCTTTCTTCTCCTTGAACCCATCAGCAATCAATTGGATTTCAAGTTCACTGCCCTCCTGAACAGTGTAGACTTGATTGTCTTTCTCGTACTTCTTCATGTTTCACCCCCTATTAAGCTGATTTATGAGATACATAGACACCATCTTTTTTAGTGTCAAGGACAAAAAGATCGTGATAAAGACGGTTTTGGTACAGATAGCCATCCCCTTCCGTGTGTTGACCAGGAGCGAAAAGATAGATTGAGTTGAATTTAGCCTTTGCAATAACTGCTGGCTTAGCAACGATCAAGAAATTGATATCTTTACCATCTGACGCTTTGACAAAACCTGTCGTAAAGTCAAACTTAGTCTTGAAACGTGCATCATCCCAAACTTCGATGATTTGAACTCCATCAAGCGACGTAACACGGGTGTCAATTCCTTGAGGTGATGTAGTAGCGATTGAGCGTGTGAAGTCTTTAGAGCGTTCTAGGAAGTCCATTACTTCGCTTGAAACGTACATAACGATATTTTGGGCACCGTATTTACGAACTGGCAAAAGGGCAGATTTCAAGCGTGAGTAGATGTTCACTTCTGACAAGTCAGTTTCAGACTTGAAGTATGTACCTGTGATAGCTTCTGTTGCGAGTTTAGAAAAGCGGTAAGCGTCAACTTCTGGAGTTGCGTGCTCAGTGATGAATGTGTTAGATACGTTGGCAGCTGAAAGCTCTTGGTTTGTTTCGTCTACGTCTGCTTTGTCTACAAAGAACTCAACGTCACGGTCAAAACCGAGAGTGTAAACTTTCTTGTCGTTTGAAACAGTCCCAGCATTGTAGCCCTTAGAGCGTGTGTGTGTCTTATAGCCTGTTACAGAGATCGTAGGTAATTCAAACGATTTAGCGCCCAACCAGTCTACCCGTGGTGTTTCCAAAATGCTTGTAAGGGCACCTTGCATCAATTTCTTTTCAAACGTGCCCTCGTGTTTAGTGATGTAGTTAATTGTCATTGATTATTCTCCTATCAATTTGTTAGTCCTAATGCCTTCATAAAGGCATCTTCTCGATTTGTTTCAGCCGTTGGATTGCCTCCGACTGAGAATGTTGGTTTCTTCTCCTCAGCTTGCTCTGCGTGACCAAATTGAGGATATTTCTGCAATACTTGGCCGATAGCATCCTCAATAGATACCTCATCTGTCACCAAGCGAGCAGATAGAGTGATGACATCGTCAACAGACTCAGCATTTACTCCCAAAGTCAGAGCTGACAGTTTTGCTTCCAGGTTCTTTTTGTCCGACAAAGCAAGTTCTAGCTCTTTCTCTTTAACAGCAAGCGCCTCTGACCGTTTTTCAGCCTCGCTCTTTTGTGAGTCTTTCCACTCTTTGAGTTGTTGAAGTCCTTCTTTAGCACTCTTGAAATTTTCAAACCCTAGGTCTTTGAAGATTTTCTCTTGTGCTTTCTTGGACTCTTTAGCGACAAGACCATTCACTTCTTCCTGAGTGAATGTCTTGATAGATTGCTCTTGAGTTTGTGACTCAACGGTTTCTCCAGCATTTACTGACTGGTCAGTTTGTGTTTGAATGTCTTCCGCCATTCTTAAATTCCTCCTAAAATTAGGTATTATCTTCCGTTCTTTACCGACTGCGGATAAAGTCAAGCAAAAAACCGCATGGGATTCCATACGGTTTATAGTGGTTTATAGTGGTTTATAGTGATTTATAGCGGTCTATTCCTACCAGTCAAGATGTCGGATCACCTCCTTATCTGAAAGCAAACCACGACTTTTTACGTGGCTTCTTGAGTTCCTGGATATCTTTCTCAATCTCATCAAATCGGCTGTTAGTAACTTTTACATTTTGTGAACTGATTTTCTCTAATCTATCCACAATGTTCCACAGCTGATTGTTTTGGCTGATTAAGTAATCCACAGCACAATCCAAATTCCTCAATCGATCATATAGCTCACGCTTTTTCTTGATGCGTTTGTTCATTAGTTCTCCTTTCGGGCATAATAAAAACGCCTAGATTGTTCTAAGCGCTAGTTTTAGGTTTTCTCATAGAAAAATATCTCTCTGTAAGCTGTCGCTTATTTAATTCTAACTCGAATGCTTTAGCCTCATCTAATGAAAGCAAGTCAAGCGTAATACTTATGTTCAGTAATTGTTCATCAGTAAACTCTGAAAAATTTATAGGTTTTTCATCCAGATTTAAAGAGTCAACAAAGTTTAGAGCCTCTGATAATTCCATAATATCACTCCTCTCTTAAATTCATTTCTAAGACAATGCCACCTTTGTTTTCTTTCATACTAATTATATCATATTTTGCGTTTCTTGGTATGATAATTTCGGACTCGACGTCATTATCTGTAAAGTATATTTTACTATCCTTTGGAATGTTGATAATTGTTTTAACGCCTCTAGTTTTGAAAAAGTTATATTTGGGGATATAACTGGTTGATGTGTAAGCGGAATTGCTGAAAGTTGCCTCGCCAGAATTTAGCATATCAGTTACACTGTCATATTTTTTTAATAGTTCGGCATTGCTGGTAATTATTGATTTAAAATAACTACCATCATCAAAGCGACTAACTTTTATATTTTTCAGTGTTTTATTTCTTTCAATAACTCTATCAAGCGTTGAGACCACTTTGCTTTCTTCTTTGCTGAGTGGGATGACTCCATTACTTCTGAGAGCTCTATTAATATCAAAACTCCTATTTGTGGCTATATAGCCCATACTGTCAAAGTCTGGAGCATAGATAACCTTACGCTCTGATTTAGTGATTTTCCCACCTACTTTCTTAAATGCAGGTATTTCATCTTCTTTGATGTAGTGATATTCTGACATCTTCTTCCTGAGCTTTACTTCTTTTTGAGCTTGAGAAAATGGATCATCATAGTATTTCTCCCTAGCATAATCACGATGTAGAAACGGATGCTGGTTGATATAACCTCTCAGCGCTCCTTGTTGGATCCTAACCTTGCTCTTGTACTTGTCTATGAGCTCCTTATCGCCTAGTTTCTCTGCTACATGCAGATACTCCTTGGATTGTCTGATAGATCGCTCTAGGGCTCTCTGTTTGGCCTGTACGTTTGCGTTTTCTATTGCTTGCTCTGGAGTCAAGTCTCTTAATTCATCAGGCAAATCAGGCTTGTAGTTAGCTCCTGGGATGTATGGTGTCATCTCATGAGTGCAGTTAATCCCTTGACAACCTGCTGGATGTCCGTAACCATAATCAGATAAAGCTAGGATCTTCTCACCTTGTTCAACCCTCGCCTCTCCTAGCGTGACAATTTGGTGCTGCAAAGGTGCGCACATCTCTCTTGCTGTGGCCTTTTTGTGATAGTAAAAGGTGTCTATTCCTAATTCAAGAGCTGGAGCTGTATTAGCCTCACGATAGACACGCCATGCAGTAGATTTAATAATCTGTCTAGCATATGTGTCAGCTCTCCAATTCTTCCCTTGGCTATCTGTAAATCCATAGAAACCTTTTTTAGCCCATTTCATGACTGTATCAGAGATAGCTCTGTCTGATGTGGATAAACCTGTGACAACCTTGGCTACACTCTCCTCGATAATGGATTGATAAACCTTTCTCACGCTCATTGGTAGCGTCGTATTGATGAGGTTGTCAATGTCAAACATAGTCTGATTGACGTAAGCTGACAGGTTAGCTTGTATTAGCGAGTTATCCACAAAGTTACCACCATCCAGTGACTCTAACAGCTGTGTTTTGGTGTCCTTGTAGATTTGATAGCCCTCGTTTTGGATGACGTATCTCAGCTGTTCCTCAGCAATGCCAGAATACTTAGCAATGAGCTTGACATTGTCATTGTTTAGCATGCCCATCTCATTCATCTTTTCGAGTTGCCAAATATAAGGATTATCATCGAGGCTAGTAGACCCACGCTCTTTTAGTCGGTCTATGACCTGGTCGAATAGATCCAGAGATAGCTGATGATAGATATCCGCAACGTTGCTAGCATCAAGCATTAACTGTTCATCATTTAGCTTGATTGGTTTCTTCTTAGTCATACCATACCCACCTCAAAAACCTGCTTGGCGGCTTAATAAACAACTTGGCTGGGTTGAGTGGTGGCAAAATAAACCTAAACAGTTTTTTCATACTACTCTCCATAGGTGGATACATCCTCAAGACTACGCTCAGCGTTTGCTTCGTCTAGTGTGTTGCCGTCTATTTCATTCTTGATTTTTTTGGCTTTTTCAGGGGTTACATTGAGCACTTTTTCAATGGCCATTACATCTGTACCAAATCCAGCGTTAACCACTTTGATCCAATAATCAAGCTCGGCGTTTCTGTCCGTAAAGACTCCATCGTCCAGATTAATGCTGATTTTGTCCATTGTTGGGACGCTGCCTTTGTACAAATCGTAAGCAATAGCAAGCTCAATCATTGAGATGATAAGCTCTTTTAGTGCTTGTTCCACAAGGCTTACAATGCTGTTGCGCATTTGATATGTATCAGAGTTCTCACTTACAATCTCTGTAGCAGTCTTCATGCTCTTGCCGTCAAACGAGAACATGCCAGCAGAAACGCCTATCTGCATCTCAAAGAGTGCCAGACCCTCGTTAATAGCCTTGATATAGTCATCGGAGCGAATGGGTGTGGTTAGGTCTGTAATACCTATACCTTTGTCCATGTCTCCGTTGTCAAGTTGCTCATAAACATTCTGACCAGCTTCAAATTGACGCTTAACGATAACCTTTTCACCTTGTTGGTTATACTCAGGCTTAATCATCTGAGTAGGCACAGCTACACGGCGCTGACCCATCTTGACTTCCCACATAAACTGATCATAAGTCTCGTTGAGGAAGTCGATTGTAGTTTTGGCGTTATCAAAGATAGACAGACCAAGCGGGCTGTTGATATCCTTGTTATTCATTCCTGGAGTCTTGAGATACGTAAACAAAGGACGGCTTAGACCATTAACATTTACCGTCTCCTCTAAGTCCTCGTACAGCGTAGACAGCGGCACTCTAGCACCTACCGTGTCCGGATTATCAGACTTGTAGAGCTCGTTCGTGATCGTGTATCGCTCACCATCTTTCCACTCATGGAACTCAATAAGCGTGTAATACTTTTGTTTCTGTCCCTCTGATTTGATCGTCTTGGTCACAATAGCAGCGCTAGATACATCCTGAGTGTTTGATTGTAGTGGCAGGAAGACAGGCGCTTGTACGAACGATACCCGCACCTTTCCGTTATCAACATATGGGCGCATAGCAAGACCACCAAGAGCCAAACAGCTCTCTAGGTATCGCTCAAAGTTCTTGATAAAACGGTCATTTTGTAGCTGATCCTGAATAAACTTATCTGCATTCTTGTCGTCCAGCTTGATTTCAGCTTGTTCATTAAAAACTAGGCTTGCAATCTTTTTAGCAGCAGTTCGACCTACTGGCAAATGATTATAATCACGCTTTTGCTTTGTGCCGTTGCTGTCCTTGTACTCAATCTGTGGATATCTTCCCGCAAAGTATTTCAGGTTCTCCCTGATACGGTCATACTCTGTTCCAGATACTGCTATTTTTGGGTGGTCTGTGATATTAGCTAGGTTTTGCGTCGTCATCACGTATTTACTCCTCGTAAAAAAATTCTTGATAGTCTGTACTATTCCCATTATTTGCTCCTTAGGCTTTCAAATCTAGCTCTCTAGCGTTGTCCAGGACAAAGTACTTGAACTCGTCCACCGTGTGATCGTCCTCCTTGATGACTTTGGGGTCATCAGTGTTGAGTGACTTGTCATCATAACGGTACATCTTATGTTCCTCAACAAAAATTTTGTTAGCTGGTATGTCGAGGTAGTAGAAGCGTCCCTCTGCTAGTAAGCTGATTACCATGTCAATCATGGTCTGGTTTTTCTTTTTGGCCACAGGGCGCCATCTTTCTCCGTAGTCCTTAAAGTATTGATTTCTCAATGCGCCCTCAGCGCTGTCAATGGTCATCTTGAGCTTTGGCACCCTGTAAGTCTTCATGACCTCATCGATAAAGTCATGGATCATCACAGTGAGCTCGCTAGGTGCCTTTTTGACAGTCTTGCCAGCTGGACTATAGTAGAACGTATCAAGTAAGATAACATTACCCTTGGCAGTAAGACCATAAGCTCCACAAGCCGTCGCTGATTGCTGGTGTCCTGTATCCAAGGCAAATGATATACCGATAAGTCTATCATCTTCAGGGAGGCTCTGTAGTGGCTTAAAGTAGTTCATGTTGTACACATGATTACCAAGGCCGATTACCTCGCCTAAATACATCCAGCGGTAATAGTCTGGGTCGGTCTCTTTGTACCGCTCTATCTTCTCGATCATTTGCTTAGACAAAAAACCTAGCTTATCATCCAAATAGGTGCTGTGATGTATCAAGTATGTTGGATCACTTGCTTTCTCAGCCACCCATCCATTTATCCAATCATAGGGATTTCGTGGTGGGTTATAAGTGAAATAGACCTTGACCTGTTTACCATTAGGCAACTCTTGACGGATAAAGGTATCTTCTACGATATCTATATCCTCACGGCCAGCAAACTCTGCTAACTCCTCAAACCATACAGACATTACATAGCCTTTGGCTATCTTTTGGGATTTGAGTTTCATAGGGTCATCTACACCATAGAAATAAAAAGCGGTTCCTGTTTGTTTGTGAGTTATCTGTAGGGGAGATTTCCCAAATTTGAACTGATTAGCTAGCCCCATCTCATAGATGGCCCACCTTATCTGCTCATATACTGACATCCTCAGGTACTTTCCGACCTTGCGCAAAACTACCACATTGCCCATAGGATCATTTATGAAGTCATTTACAAGGTCAATAGAGACCACAGATGACTTGGTTGATGCACGTCCACCCTTGAGCACTACATGGCTCTTGAGAGTGTAGAGCACTTCATCAAATACTGGGTTAATCAGTTTGGCTAGGTTCAGTATTGCCATTGTACTCACTCCTATCAAATGTAAATCCAGTAATGACTGTGTCATCCTCATCATTAGAACCAAGCTGAGCCTTGAGGTTATCAATTCTCAAGCGTTGCTCCTCTGTGACCAGTGGTGACCGTGTCAGTTCATCATAGGTCTTAATCATGCCTTTAAGCTCTGACTGTGCCTTTGCTATTGCAGCTAGAGCCTTTCCTTGCTTATCCCAAGCCGTGTGATGTTCGTATCCCACACCAGCCTTACCCTCGCTTGTGACAAAGGTATTGCTGTCCTCGACATCTTGGACAAATAAAATACGCTGAGCATGCAATAGATTAGCGTAGGTCAGCGTGATATTTTCCCAGAGTATATCTATAGGTTGCTTGTCTGATAGCTCTTGAGCTATCTCATACACCTCCTGTGGCAGATACTTAGCAAACAAGCCATGTTTGAGGGCGTTAGTATTTCCCTTAGGAGCTCCGTGTCCTAAAGCGTTCTTACTGCCCTTTGGAGCACCCCTTGGATTTTTGGAGCGTTCCGTATTTTTCTTTTGGAACGTTCCTTTTATTTTAGGATCCCATTTGTCTTTACTTTTCCAACCTCGGACAGTGCCAGCTGAAACACCCAAACGCTCAGCAATCTCAACCAGTTCAATGTTTCCGTTGTTCTCTGAATAGATTTCAAATGCTTTGTCTCGGTTGGGGTCTCTTGCTCTACCCAAGCCTAAACCTCCTGCTATTTATTTGTTTTGAAATATAAAAAAGCCACTCATTGAGTGACTGTATGCGGTAAGTGGGTGCCTCCCCCACCAGAGCCTTATATAGCGCTACTTTATCTCTGTCCTACAGGTTAATCAGCCTAAATCTAATTACCGCCCTGTACCCCTATTGTGATAGCTACTCACAGAGATACAATGGGAATAACTGGAGTTGAACCAGTGACTTTCGGTGCTTCAAACCGACGCTCTACCAACTGAGCTATATTCCCTAAGCCCCCTCAACCACCAACAAGGGGCACTATCTTAACTAACGACATCTTGGATAGTTTGTTTATCACTGGACGGCTTTCAATGTCGTTTTTAGTCCGTCCCTTTGGCTGTCATGCAGCGGTGGAAACTTAGTAAGGTTTTTCCTTAATTCTTGATACTACCATTCTAACAGATTATGAGTGCAGTGCACACCAAGATTACCCAGACTTATCCAACGTTTTTCAGAACGTTCCAAATTATTCCAAATGTTCTAAAATTATACTCAGTTCTTCAATAGCCATCTTACGCATGCTGTAGTATGAGCTCTTGCTGATAGCTAGCTTGTCACAGATGTCATCTACATACAGCTTAGTAATGTAAGTCATTCTAAGGACTGACCTATGCTTTGGATTTTTTAGCTTGTTGATGAGTCTACCAAGTTCAAGTTTCCTGTCAATAACTTCCTTGGTATCCTGCTCTATCGCCTCTTTCATAACGATAAGCTGAGTATAGACATCATCAACTTTTTTAGCTTGACCACCTTTGACCTTGTCTGCTGTCCACTTGGGGCTCGAGAGCAAACCTGCCTCAAGCTCATTGATTTCATCTATACGGCTTTGAATGTCCATATCAAGATTTTGTAGCTCATTCAAGAGCTCTTTAGCCTTGTTCACTCTCCGTCTCCTTTGTGGTATAATAGTCATATCGCAAAGACTATTAGCTGAGGCAGAGAGTGCCTTGGCTTTTTTTAGTACTGATTAAGGATTT